AAACGTTACTGTTAGCAGACAACAAAAGTTGTGGCGTACTATGATTCCAAGCAAACAAACCTTTAGGAGTAAAAGAACCATTAGCAATACTACCAATAGCAGACGTATTCAACTTTGTCATACCACCACGCATAGTCAAACCACCACGTGGATCAATATCCACGTTCAGCAGATCAGGTGATTCAGTACGACCTAACTGGAAAGGGTCAGCACGAAGGTTTAGACCACCAGTGAAATCATCTGTACGAAGCAACGACAGACGACTCATTGACCAAGAGTCCTACCAAGTGATTGCATCCATAAACGATTAGACATACGAGGTATCCCATCGGATACGGCAAGAGGGCGTTGCGAAGGCGGACGCATAATGTCCGCAGCAGCAAGCCTTACTGCTTCGTCAAACGATTTACGGTAAAACGAGGCGAGTTCAATATCTTCCTGCAGTTGGTACACTTGCGCAACCCCATAGTACACAAGAGGCTGATGAAGCCTTGCGTCCGCATCAACCTCAGTAGAATCTGAAGCAGACCAGTTAATAGGCTTACGATATCCACGAACAACAAGCGGATAGATGCCATCGGGCTTCGGGAAAAGATGGATCTGTTCCTGCCAAAACGTGAAATATGAGGGTCGTGAAGATTGGTCATAAGATCCCACCCAAACTGATTCAGCATCATCATAAGAAATGTACTCTAAACGATTACCAGTCGTAGAAGTATCTACAACAGAAGTGATCTCACGCAAGTTACCATCACCAACAGTGTTAATGGCATAAGCACGTTGATCCTCAACAGTGCTTAAATTAAAAGTCTTCTGATAAAAAGGCCAACGTCGCTCCAACGCAATAATGCGTTCAAAGCCATCCTTGATATACATATTAAGAAGAGTGTCCGAAACATCTTGTGCATCAAGGTCAACAATCTCACGAATCTTAGAGCGAATCTCAGTCAGGTTCACTGGCTATCTCCTTCGCTTTTTGTCGTAGATGACCAATGCAGAACTCAGTGCCTTTAGCACGAGCACCCTGACATGTTTCCTCGTTAGCCATGCAGCGAGTATGCCCCATATAGGGCATACCGCCAGCAGGCGCAGGAGCAGCATTTGCTGTAGCGTATGGACGTGAGTCTCGTGTTGCAGATACCCCGTAGTATGAATGTATAGGTGTTCCAGCCATCATTAGTAGGCTGAATCGTTACCTACTTACCAAAACTGGCTTTATAAGAACCCTCTTTAGGACCATAGTTCATAATATTTTTTCTAGTTTTAGCATTGGTTGCACTATAACCCGTTCGTGACCTATACTCGCTACCCTTAGGCTCATCAAGGAATGTTTGTGTTTGACGATTGATACCAGTTTTCTTATCTTTCAAAGTGCTTTGTTGTGTTTTGCGTCCAAATCTGTCCGTGATAATTGCACCACTTGTGGACACATAACGACGACTGGCAGCATCGCTAGCCTGTGACGCAACTAACTTCTTCTTTGCAGCAGCAGCAGCCTTCTTTGCCTCGTCAGCCTTAGCCTGTGCAATTTTAGCAGCAGCAGCCAACTTGCGAGCAGTAGCAGCCCCAGCAGCAGCATCTGCTGAACGACCAGTAATTTTCTTTGCAGCCATTATATCTCCCTAAAAATAGATTCCTATAACACTAAATAATCGTTACCTATAACAACAAAAAACCCACCCCGAAGGGTGGGTTCTCTGTATTCCTTGTCGGAAAAACTCAGGCAGTCTTAGCCGTAAGTTTACCCTGCTTCTTACGGTTACGGACCGTGAGGTTACCGTAGCACATGACCAGCGAGAAACGAGCATCCTTTTCTTCGGGACGCACGAATGGGGTAACTTCAAACCACTTGTCCGAGTGACCAACCAAAGTGAGATACTTGCTGTTCAAGAAGAACAAGTTCCCAGCAGGACAGTCAACATCATAAGCCACAGGAGCAGCCTTGAACAACAAGTTTTGGAAGCCTGCATCAGCAGTCTTGGTGTCGGTGTAGCGCAACTGAGGTTGCAACAACGACTCATACTTCTCAAACAAAGTCTGAGTACCAAGAACCATGTCAGGATGATCGTTACCAACACTAACAGTGTTATAGGCAGTCGTCATCTGAGCAAGGGTCAAAGCACCAGCAGTGTTTTCCTCATATGAGTTCCACCATGATTCAGAAGCACCATTGATGCCACCAACGCTGTTACCTGATTCAATAAGGTTGCCCAAGCCGTTCCAGTCCTTGCTACTGTTACCAGTACCATTACCGAAAAACATGGCGTTAAAGCCTTCCTTCATTGACTCTTCAGCCTGCATGATCTTCGCTTCAAGAAGGTTAACCATTGCTTGCTCACCATTGTTCTTCGCTTCTTCAATGCCCGAGATAGCGATGGAAGCAGCGTACTGCTTCCAGTCGTATTCTGCAGCAGTGATACCCGACTGAGGAGTAAGCGAAACAGCATCATAACCTGAGTACGACGACACAGTTGAGTTCTCACCGTAGATAAGAGGTTCAACGATGTTAGTTCCACCATTCAACATACGAACACGACCCTTATCCATCAAGAAATAGGTCAAAGGACGAGCGTTGAAAACGTTGTCAGTAAGTGTTTTGCGGTAGTTTGCAACTGTTGTTGCCAACAGTGTTTGTAGTGCATCTCCATGAATAGCCATAATAATTACCCCTTTAAGGTTTAAGAGACACCGTGTTGCCGTTTTGCAGCAGCCCAAGCGTCAGCGATTGTTTTTACAGGTCCGACCTCATCCTTTGCAGTCCTAGCAGATGTAGCACCTGAAACAACAGACGCTGCACGTTTTGCTTCAGTCGCCTTAGTGGCACGTTCAGTTTCTGCTGAACGCCTAGCACTAACACGGTCAAAAGCAACCTGCTTAAAGACTGCTTCAAGATTCGTATTCCCCTGCCCGATGGCAGCGGATACAACTTCTTGAGGATCAAAATCTTCACCATATTTGGTTTGCAAACGCGAGATCTCTTCTTCAAGTCTCTGCTGTGCCTGCACCTGTTCAAAAGCCGATACTCGTCTATCAATCTCTTGGAGACGTTTATCAACTGGATCTTCAATCCCAAAATCCGTTAAAAACGGATCATCCTCAACCATCTGTTGCGCATCCCTACGGCTAATACCATAGTGATTTGACAATAAATCAAGTGTTGAAGCAGGATCACTTTCAAGTGCTTGCCGTATAGCAGAAGCCCATTGGAGTTCTTGCTTTTGCGATGCCAACTCTTGCGTCTTACGGGTATAATCCGCTTGACGTGAATAGCCAGCAACAGCCTCAGATAGAGGCACACGTACTTCTTCGCCATCAACTTTTACAGTAACGTAATGGTCACTGTATTCGCTTAGGTCTAGAACTGGTGCATCTAGTTCGGCTAATCCCTGATCTTCAACTTGTCCATCAACAATGGGGTCTGCGCCAAGGCTATCTTCAAAGGTGTCTGTCACCTGTATCTCCTTAGAGTCCTAAATGGTTGCTCTATAGATACAAACATATCGTTACATGGTGTTAGGTAACTGCATGCCCATACGAGAAGAAAGCATCGCTAACACCGAAGGGTCAACACCTGAAAGCGCATCAGGGCTTGAAGGTGGAGGAGCAACAGGAACTGGTCCTGCAGCAGGCGCACCCTGCGAAGTCATACCACCCACATCAGGAGGCATAGGCATACCACCTTGAGGTGGCATACCCATTTCAGGTGGCATACCTTCGCCCATTTCGGGTGGAGGAGGTGCTTGCTGAATGAACTGGTCAGGGTTCTTGATACCAAAACCAAACTGCAGAACATGCGCTGCAAGCGCAGGCATGTTAATAAGACCAGCGCCAGCAAACGGCGACATAGCGTCAACCATCTGCAATGCCATCTGTCGTCGGAAAGACTCATTAACTGGGGCTGTAGAACCAGCCTCAACATCAAAGTCAAACTCTCCAGCAATATATTCAGGCTCAAAAGTAACCCATGTAGGTTCGCCATCACGACCAACAACACGAGCAACTTGCTCACCAGTCATAAACTGTTGAGCAAGAGCAACAAGACGGAAAGCCACCTCAGCGATAGAACCTTCAATGGTAGCCAACTTGTCAGCAGCACGAGCATTCGCAGCATCTTGAACAATTGCTGCTTCTGTCGCTGTACGACGAATCTCAGGAACACCACCACGCTGATACTCAGATACACCTGAAACAGTTTGAATGTCGCCTTCAATAATGTCTGACTGGCGATAGAACTCAGGAGGAGTAACTACAGCAGGGAAAGGCACAACAACGTTATTAAGGTTCTCGTCACCCGATACAGGAACTAAAACGTTGTCGTAGTCTGATTCAAGTGCATCACGACCATCAGCATCAAATGCTGATTCCTTGAACAAATACTTACGTGAGTACCGTTTACGGTGATTCATCATCTGAGTACGAGTCGCATTCAACTCACGTTGAAGCGGCTCAATAGCCTCAAGATCACCCATGGGATAGAAATAGTCAGGAATGTCGTAGTTTCGGATCATCACAAAAGGATGACCGAAAGCGTACGGCATATCAATTGGCTTGACCAAGAACTGTTCTGAACCTTCAGCAAAAACACACATTGTTTTTTTAGCAATGTCGTAGTATTCCCATACTTCAACATAGCCTTCTTCGGTGTCTTGAACTTTACGTTTTGCTGGATCTTCACTATAACGACCCCACGAGGTAGCATTAATGTTTTCACGTGCAGCCCGTGAGTACCTTTTATCGCTCTTGATATCTTTCAATGAGCGACGGATACGATGCGCAATCCACTGGGCATCTTGCATTGAAGTAGCGTCAGGATCAACGTACACATCAAATGGTGATACACGCTCAACAAAAGGACGATCTTCAACAATCACAATAGATGGAGTTACTTCGTTGCCCTCAACATTAGGATCAGAATGATCCCCCTCTTCGGAGATGTTCTCTTCCTCAACATAACGATAGCCACACTTCAACCAGCCATGACCGACGATAAGGAAATCTTTTACAGCCCTGCGGAATTCGGGACGTATTTTGTAGTGCTTCCACCAATAGTTAATTACAGCCTCAGTGATGATCGCCTTAGGCGCATCAGCAGGGCGACGGGCATTAACCGCAATCTTAGGATAGTTAACAGCAACACTAGGTGCGATAACGTTAATCGTAGAAAATGAGATGTTGATCAAAAGACGATCTTCGTCAGAGATGTCTTCGTAATGGCGACCACGATAAAGGTCAATCAAACGTCGCCACGTATCGTCGTATTCTTCCTCACGTCGCCAACGTTTGGTAATAGCAATCTTCTTTTGATAACGAGTAAGTGCCTCAGAGTTAGAAGGACGAGCCATTGATTACTCGCCTTCAATGCTATTAATGTATTCTTCAGACGCACGATAAACGAAGTTGATGAGTGCGCCAACACCAGTCCAAAGGGCTGTCTTCCAAATCTCTAGACCGCCTACAGCGCCACCAACAAGAATACCTGTTGAGGCAAACACGAATGTTGCGACTGCTTTCTTGGCTGATTCTGAATATTTCATAATCCCTCTTTCAAGTGGTATTCAACATGATCGTCCAAACGATCATCTATGTGGTCAACTTTGTCTTCAATACGGCGAAGAACTTTATAGTTCTCGCCATGTTCTCTTGTATTGCGAGTGTCGTACCTTTTTAAAGCCAACATTAAAGGACCACCAATAAGTGCGACGACAATAGGGGTGATCCAATACATTTAGATCCAACGAGTCCCAACAGGTTCGGCTTTAATGCCAGCATTGGCAGCATGCCTCATTTGTTCATCTTGACGCTGTTTAATGGTTGGACCATGGAAGTCTTCTTTACCATGAGCAAACCCTAAACGGATACCTTTTACGTGACAACCAAAACAGACAGCACCTCTACGTGGAAGTACGTCAAAAGAGAATAGTTTGTCACATTCTACGCAGTTAATAGATCCCATCACACTATAAGTGGATCGTTACCTACTTCTTTCGTGCGTTATATGCGCCCAATGGTACAGTTTTTAATCCTTCGTCACCATATTGTATAAAACGTTCAAACCAGTGAAGACTATATTTTGGTGACGCTATCTCGGGTCTGTACTCAGGAAGCCACACATACTTCAACATTTGATATGTGATAGCCAAAGACATCACTCTGTCGTCGTGAGGAGAACCATTCATCTTGCCATTAGCATTACGAACATATGTCTTTAATTCTGCAATAGTGCGTTCACAAGGAATGTAAATAACATTGTCTCGGATACCCCCAGCCAACTCGTCAATAGCCAAAGGCTTTGACGCAGTTGTAGTACGCCAACCAACAATCTCTGAAGGTTCAGGGTTGCGCTGTTGCAAACGACGCTGACGATACATGTTCTTGTAGCCATATCGTTGCATAGCCTTCACAGTGGTTAAACCGTGGTTGTTGTTTTCCACAGCAATTAAAGCACCATTGTAAAGCCATCCTATTTCGCAAAGGGCATCACCAAAAAGGTCAGGTTCAATATGACCATGCCAGTGCGCTACTAAATTGTCTGTACGAGCATTAATGACGTGCGCCGACGAATAGTCCCCATGACCTAGACCTTCAGCAATGTCAGCACCAATAACATAAATACCATCAGGTTCAGGCATTTCCCAAATAGCCAACTCGCCATCAGGAGTTTCTCTGTATTCAGCCTGTTTACGGGCAGTCACGTGCAAGTATCCACGTTGTGGTTCTTCAATCTCATATTGCATCAAAATGTCAATATCAAAAACGGGGTTACCTGATTTAATAAACGCTTCTTCAGGGCTACGAGGGTATTCTTGGTGCAACTGCCAAGAAGGCATCGTTTTAGACTTTGACTCATACCATTGTTCGTCACGGTCACCAGCAGACCAAGGCCAAAAAATACCTTTAAACAAGTTTGTTTTGTTTTGTGATCCTACCCACATTTGGTGGAAGAAGTTACCTGATCCGTTAGCCGTACTTAGACAGATGACACGACCACCAACGTCAGCAATAGGTTCAATGGAAGCCCACGCCTCTTCGGAGTTGGGTAAGAACGCCATTTCGTCAACGATAACGAGATACACGGATTCACCACGGGCAGGATCATTACCTGAAGGTAATGATTCAATAGAGGACTCGTTAGAGAACGTCATCTTTAATTGGTTGTCAGACGTGATGTCAGGTCCACGTTCTTTCATCCATAGAGGGATGAATTTAAAACCATACTTAGACTTCTGCAGCAACTTGGCAGCCTCTCGTTCAGTACGAGAAAGCATGACCACAAACCTATCAGACCAAAAGAACGTCAACCAAAAAGCGTACGCTGCACCAAGAGTAGAAAACCCAATCTGACGTGCTTTAAGAACTACACTGTATCTATTAGAAAGCCAAGCACGAATAGTTTCAATCTGTGCCTCACGCATATCAAACTTGATACGACCACGCTCAGGATGTTTAATATGCCAGTAGTTATCACAAAAGTATTTGAACGCTTCAACTAAATCATCTACAGAAGCGTCTTCGCCACCCTTGCACTTGCGCCATTCCTTCTCATTGAGAAGTTCACTCAGATCCATTTTTCCTCATCTTAAGTGGCTCGGGATTATCTTCCTGACCACACACTGGACATTCCCACTTACATGCTGCAGGTGGATACTCTTCACCACAAACAGGGCATTCAACCAACTCGGTCATACAATACGAAGTTTGCGTGACTCCTGCTCACGAGAAGCAACAGCAGAAATCAGATCATCTAACTCCTTGTCAGATAGTTCAGCCGTTGACTTCTCAGACTTAACTGTCAGCGTAGGAGGAGACATCCGATTGGTGGCTTGCAGATACAGTTGTGCTGCCCGTATGTCGCCGCCAATCGCCTGATTGTACAAAGTATCAAGAAGGCGCTGCGAACGCTCAGGAGAGCCCTGAATGTCCTCTACCTTGGAAGCCCAAGTCTTCTTAAAGACTTCCTTCTTCTCCCAACGACGCAAAGTGACAACGTTCACTCCGATGGAGTCGGCATACTTTTCTTTGCTTGAAGGGACACGTTCAGAAGGAGGTGTACATAGCCAACCTATGTAAGATTCTTGGCGCGCATCCAGCACATTTTCTTCAATACTCATCAATTACAGGCAACTTCGTTACCTGTTTAGTGAGGTAACGGGTAACGCTTAGGTTAGGGGCTTATGGTTATCAACGAGTGCTACCGCAGGGACGCACTCGTTGATCTATAACTAGTACTAGTTGCGACGACAGGAGCGTATATGCCACAAGTAGGAAACAAGAAATTCCCTTATACTGCCAAGGGTAAGGCTGCAGCCAAAAAGGCAGCAGCCAAAACAGGTATGAAGGTACAATCTAAGACAAAGAAGTACTAATGGCATCTAGCAAAGACCCCAAACTCGCTAGGGCAGGTGTAGCAGGTTACAACAAACCCAAACGCACACCCGACCACCCTAAGAAGTCTCATATTGTCGTGGCTAAATCAGGTGGTCAAGTTAAAACTATCCGCTTTGGTGAACAAGGTGCATCCACAGCAGGGAAACCCAAAGCAGGAGAATCTGATCGCATGACCAAGAAACGTGCCTCCTTCAAGGCACGTCACGCATCCAACATTGCTAAAGGACCAATGTCCGCAGCGTACTGGGCAGACAAAGTAAAATGGTAAAAAAAGAAGCACCACAAATACCACCCCTAGTAGAAATCTTTTGGGAAGACCACTACAGCATGGGAGACGACTGGCACGAACCCGATGCCAAACACGAACCATGTGTCCTCTCAGCAGTAGGCTACCTCGTAGCAGAAAACGACCAGTACTACTGGGTCGCCTGCACTTACGAACTAGCCACAGGGAACTACAGCGCAGGGACAGCAGTTCTCAAGAACTGCGTCACCTACTTCTGTGAGCACATGCCATCCCGTAAAATACATTAAAAACATATTCCTACCTGCAACGACAGTCGCTGAACACCACACAATACCCCCACTGTGACTACGGTCACACTAGTATATAAACCTATCACGATTTGGCTACGCCCTGAGGGACTCTTTGGCGAATAGGTACGTACACCCCCCCATGCACCCCTCCACATGCACACGCACACGCACATGCACACGGATCGCCAATAGAACTAGGACTGTTTCCCGATTCCGTCCGCCACGGAACTAGTGTACTGAACAAACGAGGTACAAGAAAGGTATGATGAATCGGAGTAGGTGAGTGGCATAACCATATGCTTGCTCCATTTAATATCATATTAAATTACAAACAGAATAGGACGGTCATCATGACTACTATCCGATCAAACTCGCTCTTCGCCCAAGTGGCAACTGAGAACGCTGAACGCTTCACTGAAGCCGAACGTACTCGTAGCGAAGTCTACGTCTTGTTGGCAGACGCTAAGCCTGCTGATACTACGTGTGACGAGGCTTTCAAGTTGCTTCCTGCGATCATGAAGAAGACCGTGTCGCCTAAGTCCTTTGGGGCTCAGATGTCACTCGCTTCTCGTGTTCTTCGGGAATTGGCTAAGGCTCACAAGGAAGACCGCATGAAGTCCTATAAGGATGTTGCTGCCGTACTTGTGAAGTACCCTAGTCTTCCATCGGCTCTATGCGCTATTAGTCCTGAAGCCAAGAAAAAGGCTGATGAGGCTAAGGCTCAGGCTCAGGCGAAGAAGTCAGCGCCCAAGACTGTCACAGTTTCAAGCGATGGTGAAAAGGATGTCACAGTGAATTCTACTGTGGATAAATTTGCCCATACTTGCGAATCTGTCGCTAAATGGTCGTTGGAGGAGAAGAAGGCGCTTGCCCTATGGCTTGAGGCTGAGATCTCTAAGAGTACGACTAAAGCCCTTGTCAAGGCTTAATTTGACTGAGGCTAGGTTACCGTTTAACATGGTGTTAAACGGTAACTACCTCCTTCGGTGGAGGCTAGTCTACTGCGCAATAGTGCGCTATTACATAACATTAAAAGGAGCAGACTATGTCTGAGCACGATTACGATTATATTGATGAGTCATGGCTTGACTATGTTGAGGATCAGATTGAGTCCAAGGGCTTTATTTGGGCTGAGCGTATTGCCTGAGTCCATTTAACATCATCTTAAATAGGTTTGGCAATGGAGCACGAAGTGCATGGATACGTTCATGCATGGGCATCGAAAATATTGCGAAATTGCTAAACGTCCTGAGCATGACGTGAAACTGCTTGAATCTTGATAGAGCATGGACCGAATATATTAGTAGAATAGTAGGGGTCGGAGGTCTCATAAATTGGTTGCCTATTATCCACTGGGTCA